AGACGAAGTTAAGTCTCGTTGTCTGACAGAAGAAGACTTCGGACAACCTCTCGCTAATGAAGAAAATGATGTACCCTTATATGACATGTATAACCGAGGCTTGGTAGCATGCGAGCAGGGGCTAGAAAGGAATCCGTTGACACTCGAGGGCGGACGGCCCGGAATGACGGGTTACATTCCATCGATGGAGCAGGGTCTGGAGATGGGGGCATCACCGAAACCCAAGGCATTAGTCTTGGAACTCCAATCACCTTCGGAGGGGGAGAAGGAGGAGTCGATGAAAAGGCGTGGTTTGCGCCGATAGAATCGTCAGCATCTCCTGACATTTTGTCCTTCGGTGAATGTAAGGACGGCGTGTGTCCTGTTCCATGGGCAACCAAGCCTGAAACAAATCCCGTCTTTACTTTCGAAGGCGGTCCCATTTTGTTTGGAGACGATGTCAACCATCCGACCCATTACACAGATGGGTCTATCGAGTGCATCGAGGCAATTGAAGCGCAGCTGACTGCGGAAGAATTCCGTGGTTACCTCAAGGGCAACATTGCCAAATACATTTGGCGTGAGAAGCACAAAGGCGGAACTAACTCGCTTAAGAAAGCGCAGTGGTACTTGGATCGCCTGGTACAAACCGACGAAATTCAGAACGGCTGAAAGTCGTCTTCCTCGTCGTCGTCTTCGTAACCTGCGCAGGCGGCGGCGAGTTCGTCCAGTTCTAACTCGGTGGGAACGTCAAAGTTCAGCTCGATGTTCTCACCAGCAAGGATTTCTTTGACAGCCTGCCACTCCATGAGGCGCTGGTGGTAGAGGTTGAGAAGTGCCCAATACAGCTCTTCCCATGTCATGTCCTTGGCTGCTATCTCAGCCTTCTTCATGGAGAACTGAAGTTCCAACGGCAATTCGAATTGCTGTGGTTCGACTGACCTCTCCATCTCGTCCGATCGGCTTTGATGAAACTATTCTAAGGCTAAGTAGCAAATAGGGTATCTAACTCTTCAGACGAGAGTTCAATCCAGGGACTGTCTGCGATTCTGAATTCGTTGGCAAATTCGGCAAGCACGTAAGGATTGATGTTTTCTTCCAGGTTGCGAATGGCTCTGACTTGGTGCGGTGCAGCGGAGTAATTACGGAATGCCGTCATCAACACCTCGGTTGAGACCCAGGGGTTGCCGTCTACTTCTCGCAGGAATAACGCAACTTCTTCTCGGCGTCGATCCAGGAGGCCACCGATTACCTCATGGTTCTCATCAAAGATCCAGCTTTTGATTTCCTCTGCAGCTTCCCCCAGATCATCGCGTTCAATCGCATCGATGATGTTGCTGTACAGGAAGGGGGTCCAACCAACGGAGTGGATGAAAGCGATCAGTGCTTGTTCCATGGAGTGATCCAGGCTCAAGTTGAGATCATCCAAGGAAGAGCGAATAGCTTTCACTTCCTGGTACAGATACTCCAGAGCCTTCTCCTTGGTACACCATTGCCCCAACTTGACTGGGCTGCCGTCTGGGTAGAACTGGGTACCGTATCCCACGGTGTATTTACCGTCGTCCCCAGACGGGTATGCTTTTTCGCTGAAACCTTCGTACTTACGAATAAGTTCTACAGCTTCCCGAAATTCGCCCATGGGAATACATCAAGTACTCCCATACTACACAAAACAAAAGCTAATCAGCCCTGTCCGCGTTTCTTTTTTCGGCCGTGATTTGGCTTGGAATGAAGCCCTTGTCCCTGCCGTGTCTTCTTGGGCTTGGCCTCAATGCGACCTTCGACTTTGCCTTTTGCCATGATTTGAATGAGTTGGCGGCCCTAGCTTAGCTGGTTCACCACGCCTTGCAAGACCAGTATCCAGCTGTCAACTTGCTTTTCTTTTCATCACAGTTGTGCCTGGCACGAAAGTTTTTCCGGGCAGCTGGATTGTCCCTTCTGATTTCCATGTTGGCATCACCAAAACGGATGATCTTTTCTTTGCCTCCTTCACAGGCCTTGACGACAGACTTCTTTCCACCTCGGACATCACGCCTTGGTTTGTTACATGCCATTTTGTCTTTGGCAATCTTTGCAGCCTTCACTGCTTTTTGAC